ATCTAAAGTATCAAAATGATCCATAGTTGTAGCTACTGCAGCGATCCAATCAGAAATAGGACCAAGGCCATCGTAGCTGTACCACTTACCGTCATTAGCGAGGTATGACCTAGGCTTCCATCCGACACTTTCCCTAGTCTTCTGACGCTCTTTATCAAAGACTCCATCACCAGTAAGCCGATCATTCATAAACATGAATCCAGCAGTACTGACTACAATAGTTCCAATGGCTTTACGACCTAGAGCCTCAGCTCTAACCATATCAAATTTAGCCTTAGCATAGGCATCAAACTCGATACCCTTACTAGTTAAAACCTGTCTAATTTCATCTGGAGTGAAAAGGTCAGCAGACTTATAGGATAAATCGTTGTACTCTCTTAAAAAGACAGACACAGGTGAAAATTTATCCACCATAGCAATCATGTTAATTGAAGTACGTGGAAACATCATGAATGGACGTATGACTGGAATCTTTTGAATCAGACTACTGAGAGCCCTTGCTCCTTCCATATCAAGGTTCATAGATATCTCACGACTAGCAAAATCGATTGCCTTGTCTGTAATCATTTCCCCGTTACCAAACATTTGACGATAAATATCATCCTCAGCTTGCCTCAGTGTTTTACCGTTAAGGTCTTCTCCACCAGAAATAAACCTTTCATACGTCCTAAAGCGTGCTTCAGCGTTTGCAATAACAGCCCTTGTAAACCCATCAGTTGCTGAAAGAGCATTAGTGCCTAAACGTAAAAGTGGATGATTTGCCATATCATCAATATTTTTGGCAAATTCATATAAAATTGAAGGGCCGTCGTTGCCCTCACGTTCCGCAGCATCAGCGTATTCTTTTAAAACTTCCCAGGTTTGATCATTCTTGATTGCTAGGTCATCTCGGATAATGTAACTGACACTAGTTGGATCTTGAGATGCCTTTCTGAAAACAAGTGACATATGAGCAAGACCTTTCTGGAGGGTATCACCAAATGCAGAGTAGGTAAACCACGCTCTCTTTACCGTATCCATATCACCACGCATTGCCGCCCCAGCAATAGCGGTAACTGGTTTGAGAAGAAGTAGCGAAGCGTTTCCCCAGAATGCTTTGGCAGTAGTTCCAGCAGCAGACAAGGTGGAGTTAAAAATGTTTGCCCATGCACCTTGAATGATAACATTAGGGATGTCAGGTTGGGAATCAATAAAAGCTTTTCCAACATTAGTTAAACTTTCTGCTGCAAAATTATTTAACTTACTAAGAGTATCTACGTTTCCATCAGTAAGTTCCCATGCAAGTAACAGTGGCTTAAGAAACTCTGGCCTTTCCTTTGATAATTCCCTAAGTTGGTTTACAGAATTCTTAGTCTTACCAAGAAGCTCTGCCATGTACTGCTTTTTCTGGTTAAGGATATTTTTCTCAAGTTCTTTAGCATCTTGACCAAGGTTCTGAATCCTTTTCCAGATATTCATGTTGGCAAGCCCACGACCTCGGAGATATGAGGAAATTCCTCTTTCAACCATGAGGAATTCCATCATGTCCAAGATCTGCTCTTGAGTTCGTTCAGAAGCATCTGTGCCTTCCATTAAGCGTGAAGCTTCTGCAGTATCGGAAAGCTGCCCAGCCTTCTGTGTAGAGGCTAGACCGGAAGCCCTTAGGCTCGATTCTGTATAGTCACGGAGAATTTCTTTTGTAAATTTAGTGACAGCTCCAACACCACGTTCACCTAGGTAGCGAATTTCATTGCCAAACTCTGTAGTGGATTCAGTTTGGAAGGGAGCAAGCTCTTGCTTCATTTCATCCACACTCATCCGTGAGTTATACCAACGAGCAGCAAGCTCATCAGTAGACTGCATCAGATCATCGTAGGTAAACTTCTTAGCACCTAGAAGTAAATCAAACTTACCAGCATCATTGATCTGCTGCTCAACACCACGAACAATGGCCCGTGATTCAGCATTATCTGCATCTAGACCGTACTTCAGGGCAGGCTCACTGATGAAATTACGAAGGCGACCAAAGCTCGTACCAGTGTTGGATTGAACCCTTGCAGCGTCACCAATGGCACCAATAGCACCTTCAGGGTCGGTACGACGAATACCAGAAGAAGGTGAATCAGGTACATCATGAATACCAACAACAGGTGTGGGAGAGTCAACCATCTCTGGATGCTTTTCCAGGCGATAAGAACCTAATTCATCAAGGGCTTTTTCGATATCAATATCAGCAGTCTCTAGTGGGTTTACTCCAGGTTGAATCCTATTAAGCTTTTCAAAGAAAACTTTAGCAGTTTCATCCTTAGGAATCCACTGTTTGAAGCCACGGGTTGCGTCAGCACCAGCCTTAATAAGTCGTGCAGCACCTTCCGCCAGATCGACTGCCCAACCAAGCCCCACACCCTCTTTAACGTTCTTTGCTCGATAAACGTCAGGGGAATCCCCGGCGACTGTTGCCCAGTCATCGGAGATCCATCCAAACGTTTTAGGCCATTCCTTTTTGAGGAAGCCCGAGAGGTTATCGCTGTTTTGATTGACAGAAGCAATGCTGTCAACACCAGCTCCAACCCCTCCAGTTAGCCCAGCTCTAGCAAACCACTTAAAGACCGGATCAGTTCCAAGCTTTGCTCCTACAGCCTCTTGGGCAGCCACTCCACCACGAAGACCGACTTTACTTAGATACCAAGTGGGAATGATGACAGAAGCAGCTTCTCTAAGACTCTGCCAAACCTTACCTTTAAAGGCTGGTGGTTTTTTAGCCTTCTCCATTCCTAACCAAGTAGCCGGACCTTGGTTGTAGGCATCCACAATAAAGTCACCAACACCCATAGGTGCTGTTAATAGTGCTTGACCTAAATCGTTTTGAGCGTTAAAAGTCTCACCAACAATAGAGCGATTGAAGCCATCTATAAGTGGGTTTCCAGAAGATTTAGTCTGTGGAGGTTGCTGTTGTGGTTGCTCCTTTGTTGGATCAGGGGGTGAATCCTGAATTTGTGACTTTGGTGCAGCACTAACGCTTGGAGCCAACTCTTCTTCATCTTGTTGAAGTAGTTTCTCCTGCTCAGCAATCCTCCGAAGGATCTCATCTCTGGTTACTGAATTGTAGTCACCAGCGTAAGAATTTAACATTTATACCTATAATGCGTTAGTTTACTTTGGCAGTAATTTGATTTGAATGGGCGATACTCCTGCACCCGTAGAACCAAAGAGCTGTTTAAAAGCACCTTCAGTGAGATCAAGTAACCTTTCTCCGGGATTTGATGCAGCCATAACGTCGTTGACTTTAACAACAATGGATTTACCAGTGTCAGGGTTAGTAACCTTGACCCGACGACCCATATATTTCGCCCTTAATGACGGTTTAACGGCTGCAGTAAGGGCAGTATCGTCAAAGATGTCGCCATTAGCAGTTCTATCGTTAGGTGCACTTTCTCGGTTGTAGTAAGTAGCTACACCAAAGTCACCACCACCACTTGGTTTCTTCTTAGGTGCTGCATTAACGCCTACTGGCTGTTGACCTCTAGCCAACCGACTCCAGGTATTCTGAAGAAGCCATAAATTTGCTTCACGATCGATAGTACGAGTTCCCGGCAAATACGCATCAATTGATACGTGAGGACCAGTTGTTGATCCAGTGCGACCTTGAGTTCCAAGATATGTACCTGGAGCAAGCCACATACCTGGCTTAAGATCTATATTAAGATCGTTAAAATGTGCAACTAAAAGATCAGTCGTTCTACCATTGGGAAGTGTAGTCCTAATGATAAAATTATTTCCTGAGCTTCTAGGACTAGTGGGCGTCCTTTCAATCCTCCTAGGATCTCTCCTAATCTCAAGAACTTGCGCTCTATATGGGAAGTAGAAGGGAACGTTTTCTCGATAAGCCCCGTTCCTATCAGGAATAGCAAAGTCTGTACCACCCTCACCGGGGTCTTGTGCACTTGTAATAGCAACTCTACCAGTAATAGATCCTGTTCTGGATGAATAGTCTCCAGATTGTGCTCCTAGAGGTGCAGACGATGAAGATTGAGGTTCATTAATAACAGGTTGATCAGGTTGCTGAGGAGGGTAACGCTTAATGATCTCTTCAAGAGCTTTCCTCACTCTGGGGGTTGGCGGAAGTTTAGTCTTAAGTGTATTGATATCAATCGGTTTAAGTCCGTACTTAACCCTTTGAGCATTAATGACTCTAACCTTATTTAAGCCATCGGGATCTGGTCTCAATCCAGCCAGATAGTCAACACGAGCATTAGAGATGCCAGCAAGTGCTTCAGATCTGGACATGAGGTTTTGTTCTTGACTGACTCTTTGCCAACCAGAATCAGTACCACCATAATTTCTAATCTTAGAGTTGATATCTCTTTTCCACTGATTTAAGACCCTAGCTTCACTTTGAACACTGGTACCATAATTAGTAAAAGACCCCTTTTTGAGATCAAAGTAGTATTTACTTCTAGGATCCTTTTGTGCCTGTAAGTATTCATTTTGAACGGAGGTGGATGCTTGTTGAGCTGCTGCAGATGCTGGAGTTCCAGTGCCAACTAATTCTGCATATCTTGACCTAAATAGAGATTGAAGCTCACCAACAACAGTGCCACCAACAGTCTTACCATTTGGACTAGCTTCTACAGCCCTATTAATAACCATATCTCTGATTCCATCGAGATTTGGTTTTATTGCCTTATCAGATATTCCACTAACTGTTTGCTCTTCTAAAGCTCTTTGCCCAGCGATACGTGCTTTACCAGTTAAAGTTGCCACAAAAGTAGGGGTAAGAGCACCCATACTCTTTAAGTTCTCTATTTGAGCTATTTGTTTTTCTTCAAGTTTAGCATCCTTAGAAGTTTCATAAAGTGGATCTAAAGCCCTAGCAGAGCCTAAACCATAATTCTCAATAAGAAGACGTTTGGCATCATCCAGATCAGCATTAGTGTAATCTCGCTTATCTAGGAAGAACTTGACGTATTCTTCAGCAGCCTTCTGACCCTGCCTATTCCTCTCTTCATCACTAATAATTAATTTCTCTCTAGCCTTCTGTGCTTGATAATCACGTACATTGTTGTATATTTCTTTCCTACTTAAGACAACAATTTTCCCATTTCCATCCTTAATGGCCATCTTCTTGTTTGTCACTGGATCATCAGTGTTTAAGAAAATGGTGTTAACTTCATCCATGGTAGTGGTGTTGTTAATCAGTGCATTTTGGAAATTTTTCCAAATCTGCGGGGTAGGAACAAACTGACCTGGGTTGTTAGGATCTTGAGTTGAACTAAGTGTACTAAGATAGTTATTAGCGTTCTTATCCTCTCCAAAGGTAATCTCGGCCCGTTCAATAGTACTCTGTGCATTTACTGAAGTCCAAGTATCGTTGGAATTAAGTAAATACTGATCCTCATAAGGACGTACCTTATCATCAAAGTTTTTTACATAATCGACGGGATCTACACCGTTACTGGCAAGAATACCGTTATCCAATAAAAACCTTTTTTTGTACTCAACCAAAGCAGCTTTTTGCTCTTCAGGATTAAGTTTTGAAAACTCAGCCCTTTTTTCAGCTAAGCCACCAATGTAATCCCTGGTCTTTTTAACGAGGAACCCACGTAAGTATGCACTTCTCTGCTTGTAGCTGAGAGAGTTTAAATAGTTTTGGAGCATACCAACTGATGCTGGTGATGCTCCATTTAGCTGTGCCTCTTTACTTAATTGACCAGTTACATTAGAGACAACTTGATCCTGAGCATTACGTGCTTCATACTGCTTACGAGCTTCGTCTACACCTTCACCACTCAGACCTTTGGCATAATATTCAGCATCAATTTCTTTGTCCCTACGCTCTTGGTACTTATTAATTGAATCAAAGATCGTTGAAGAAAACTCTTTGAGCCGTGCCAAGTTGTTTTCTTGATTAAGTTGTTCAAACTTGCTTTGAACTTCAAGGTTGTTTAAAACACCCCTGTTTTGTAATTGAAGACTTTGCAACAGTGATGCGTTGCTCCTAGCAACCTCATCGGTCAAGTTAGGAACAGCTTGTGGATTATATGTGCCTGGAGCCTGTCCAGGTAGATTCAATTCAAGAGCCATAGTATTTTATTAGTATTTACCAATACCTAAACCTTTAAAACCTTCTTTGGCAAGAATATCTGCAGCACCACCAACTGCCCCCTGAAGGCCACCCATAAGACCGGCAGCAAAGACGTTTTGAGTTCCCTGGAGATATGGTTTAGCCGGAGCAAAGCCAGGATCAGGACGGAATGTAAGGGGAAGCCAAGAGTTCATCTCAGCACGACGACGTTGGATAGTCAGTTGATCGTTGCTACTTCTGACCTTTTTGTAAGCATTTGCAAGCGACTCTTGGTTGAGAGCCATTTGCTGTCCAGCTTGAGAAGCAGCCATGTTGCTGAGTCGAGTAGTGGAATTACCAGCGGCTAAATCAGACGCTGCAATCTTCCCCTGACCTCCAAGAAGCTCAGTTAAAACATTGTTAGATTGAATACCCAAGTTACTGCGGATATCATTCAGGTATTCTTGATTCTGCCCAATTCCTTGGTAGTACGCCTCTTGGCTCGACCTCAACCCTTGCTCGTATTGAAGTTTCTGAGTGTTGTACTGATTGATCTCGCCTTGATATCTAGCAAGGCGCTCTGCCATGAGCTGCTTATATTGCTGAATTGCTAATCTGTTTGCAGCATTAATCTGGGAGTTAGTATTCTGTGCTCCAGTAATTCCACTAAATATCCCTTGAGCTAATCCCGGTAGCAACGGAAGTAATAACATAGTCTAATTCAATGAATTTTAAATTGTTTGGTCCGAAATAAATCTCTCGTTGCTTCTTGAATCCAAGAAACCTCAGTAACTTGAGATGAGTAGTATTCCTTGCATCACACCTACACCACAAGTACGGTTCAGATCGACCTTCAATAAACCGCTTAGCTTCTCTTGCAAATGTCAGTGGGTATTCATGAATACGAGAAGTACACAGCATCCACACTTCACAGTCATCAGTGATTCCAGCGATACCAGCTAAAGTACCGTCTGGAACAACAAACGTATAACATTTTCCTCTTAAGGAAAGTAGAGGGATGGCGTACTTAGGTTCTACACCATGACCCTCTACACATTCTCGATAATCATCTTGCCTTAAATTTGAGGCGACCTGATAAGCTGCCTCCAAGGTAGATAGTGCAACAAAGTCAGACACGGGTATAATACCGATTATTTAGATCTCCTTCCCAAGTGACTGAATAAATAGTTGCTGGTGATGGATGGGTTGAAGTAATACTGATTGAAGTATCTGTGTTGCGTGAATAGATGGGTACAGTCTGAATGTACTTTTCTTTTAATGCAACAGTATCAGCGACGTACTGATCATACAGAGGAACGGCATACTCTTCAGTGTAATCATCATGTCCTAACCTCTGCAACGTGGTTGCGTAAATTCCCGAATCACCAAAGTTAATTTTGATTCTATGGAGAATCAGCGATGACCTAGTATCAGAGTTAACACCTTGCTGAGTTGGAGTCTGCTTGTAGATAGTTGGCAGTTTAACTGACATCTCAAAGGTATAACCAACGAGAAGTCTGGTAGTTGTCCAATCACCATCAAGAACTAACTTCAACCCATTTGAATCATCTGGTAAATACTGAACAGTAGGTTTAGCAGCAAGACCAGCGTACTCACCCTCACTAAGACTGTAAGCGACCAATTCATTTGTACTGTAATACCCAAAGGGGACATAAAAGGAGGTTGTATCAGTAACTGAACTATAGGTCATCTGATTGGAATAGATGATCTTAGAGCTATCCAGGTGGACATTGAAATTATAGGCATTACTATTTTGAACAAAAGCTGACCACTCTTGAGTTTTTAGATCAAATTTCTGTATAGTAATGATGTCCTTACCAGTGATCGAGTCGATATTTTTTAGAACTACATAGTAGCCATCAATCAGCATTGCATGATGAAGAAGAGTACCGGTTAGTTCCCATCTAAACCAAGCACCTTGAACACGACGTTCTCCACTTTCAAAATACCTAAACACCCACAACTCATTAGATCCAGTAGTACCGAGAAATAAACTACTGTAATCCTTGGTTGAGATAATTTGATCAATACCATCTGGGAGAAGAGATGAGATAATCTTGCTTTGCTCGATAATTTCAGCTTCAGCATTTGTTGGGATCTTAGTGATCTCATACATTGCCGTATTCTTACCAGTATCGGCTAGAAATGCAATACTTGTTCCAAGGCCAACAGGAGAAGTCCTACTGTTGAACTTGTAATTACTCATAGTAGTAATTCTAGCGGTCTCTGGCCCAAGAATATCATTGTCAGTGTAGATCAGATACTGCTCTGTGTCTCCAAAAATAACCAGACCGACTTTCGCAGAATACGCTGCCCTCAATGACGCTGGTTTTGTTGATCCGACTGCAATATCAATAGGGTCAGAGGAAGTTGCTGTAAGAGCGGTTTTAGCAAAGAAATTGAAATAATCTCCAGGGCGAGACATAATGACATTCTCATCACTAAACAGGACAAACCTGTTCCTAAAGAGCGTCATGCCTTGTATGTATCGACCTACAAAGCTTGGGACTGGGTTTGTGATGTCATCCCCTATAAGGCGGTCTTCCCACTCCACAGGGCTTACTACGAAGCTACCGTCTGGGGTTCTGACAATCTGATGGGGCATTGTTGCCGAGTTAAGTTTGGTGGAAACTCCCGGTTGATAGGTTTCTTCCCACACACCCTCACCAGAAACACGAACTGAACCAGTCGTAGTTGCTACGCCGGTTTGATTAATCGTTGTACTGCTATTAAGATTAGAACCAGTTTTAACGCTGAATTTAAGATAATAGTCATCTTCTTGTTCACTACTATTGACTACTTTAACTATATAACCATCCTTACATTGTGTTGGCAGACGAGTAATATTGTTAAGTTGATCAGTAAAAACATTTAGGAGCTGAGCTTCAGCGGTTGAGATTGTGAACGGTTTTGTGTGAGAAAGGTAAATACCGTTTCCAATGATTTCAGTAGTAAAGCCTGTCGTAGTACTATCAATTGCAGTCTTAATATCAGTTAAAATGTCGTAAGCCTTAAGTACAGTAGTGGAGGTAGTAGAAGTGGCTGTAGGTCTAATTAAACCTGCAGAAGCATAAACTTCCGTGATTTTACTTGCGCCTATGACAATCTCGTAAGCCTTACCGTTCATGGTAACTTGAACTCTATCTCCCTTTTGCCAGCCTTCACCACCAATCTCAAGCGTAGCTTCAGAGATGTACCTACAGTAATATCCTAAAGCTGCATTTTTATAGCTGTTAGGTATTGACTGGCCAGTGGTAACTAATTCAAATCTAAGGTTTTGTCTAGTTAAAGCTGGAGATGCAGGATTCTTCTTTGTCCAAACACCACCAATTTTTGCATAACTATGTCCGTCTACAGTTTCAATCCAATCAGCATCAGGATAAACGCTGCCAGTAGATGGATTAACGTCATAAACATTACTACCAACAAATGGACAGGCTCCATCAGTGGAAGTCCAATCTGTAGTTACAACATTAATGGACTGTGCAGAATAGACTTTAGTAGAGGTTTGACTAGTACTATAATAATTCAGGTTAAGAGCATATTGTTTCCCGTATGCTATCTGAAGCACTTCAATGAACGCTTCATATGGCCTTGCAGTTAAGTCCGATCTAGACATCGAGACGGGGCCGGGACCAACTAAAGAATTCTTGTTTGCTACAAAGGTGAAATCATTGATAGTCAAAACCCTCAGATCATCTGGGTCTTGATGTTTAAAGTACGAAAGGATGCCTGTTGAAGCAATTTTTTCGTCGTCATAAATACCGCTATAAACAGGTATACTGGTAGCAGTAGTGTATGTATTATCAGACTTCAGTTGGAATGTAATAGTCTCATTATCCTCAAATGAAGCATCAGTTGTTGGATTAACAGTAACGAGCTTTTCGGTCTCACCAGCACTAAAGTTAACTACACGATTAACTGCAGTTGGACTTACCGTTCCATCACCACTAATTGTATAATCAACGTTAATGGTAGCAGTTCCGCCAACAGTATAATAAACAGTGGTTGCACCAGTAGTTGTACCTAGTCTTTGGAATTTGTAGATAATGTTAGGCGTACCGTCCTCATAGACAGCAGATGGATCAACAGTTAAAAAGATGTAGGGATCTGTTCCAGCAACTTGGGTATAGGGATCTAAATAAATTCCACACTTAGAAGCTTCTGTAGAGTAAGTAGTGTATGCAGATGCAGCCGCTGTTTGAAGTGCAGGGTATTGAGACTCTAATGTGGTAATAGAACTCTGTAAGGCTGAGGTTTGAGAGGCTATGTAAGCACTAGAATAGCATCTCCTCCAAGCATACAACTTGCCAGTTGTAAGCTGATTTCTGGTAAGAGTTGATCCACTTGACGTGTATGAAGTTGGCTTGTAGTATTGAACATCTTTAATAAAGGATCCCTGAACTACAGTCTGGTTCGCATTTGCTGATGGCTTGTTAAATTCAGTTGATACACCATCGCTAACCACTACGCCAGTAATTTTTATACTGTTACCCTGCTCGTATGGATTATTGGAAGTATTGTCCTTGTAGTTCCAGATTTCCTCGCAACTTAACTCATCTATCTTATCTGCTAAAGCTTGCTCGGCAGCATCAATCTCCTGCAACTTAGCATCCGCTGCTGCTTTGGCAGTAACGTATGCTTCCATTGCAGTTTTGAAGCTACTAGCACTACATGCGGGACCAATCGGTTTAGATAGGGTGTTTGCAGCTAAAATAGATGAGATGAAACTTTGTCTGATAGCATTATCATCCTTATAGGGGAGTGCTTGGTATCTGACAACTCTAGGGGTTCCATCTAATGCTGACCAGATTTCAACTTCCCCATTAGTTTTAATTCTACCAACATACTGCTCGGTGGCATCCCTATCGATTGCAAACCATCGACCAGTAGAATCATTACTAATTGCCCCACCAACTAATTGAGCACCTGGACGCTTCTGAAGACCAGTAGTAACATCAAGGAATACATTCTTCGCATCCTTAAGTTGACCGGGAAGAAGTAACTCGTCAGGTTGTTGTGAGATGCCATAAATTAGGCTAGGAATAGTTTGTGTGACTGCGGCCATCAGTACCTACGGGTAGCATTAAATGGGATATATGACTGATAGATAGTTCCATTAGGAGTACCCATGTATGAGTAGTCACCTTGATTGCATTCAAACTCAACACAGGATGCCCTTAGGTAGCTCTCTTGACTTGCAAGTAGGGCAACCAACTCTCGATTGGTAACCAGTTGCGTAGCAGCCCTTGCAGATGCTCTAGAGATAATGTATCGCTTAAAGACAACGGGGATGTCCTCCCACTCAACGGCTTGAAGGTAGGTCACAGTAACCGGGTCATCAAACTGATCAGTCTGGTTATATTTGTCATATAGCTTCTTACCAGTAGCAATAAAGTCAGTTGTTCTATCGTAACTGTTGGTGGAGCTATCAATTTTTAAAATGTTGTCTGGAACCCAAACATACTTATCATCATCAGGGGTAAGCTCAACATCATAGAATGTGTTAAAACTCCACCCTTCAGAAAGAACATCAAGGATCGTATCTTGAAAGATACGGTAGACAAAAGAGATCTCCGGGTTTTCAAACTGAAGATCTGTAATAGGAGCTTGTCCAATGCTCCCCAGAATCGAATTTACTGCGGATAGTTCGGTATCGAGTTGTAAGACGTAGGAAGTAGTAGACATGCTTATTTAAAGAAAAAAGGGGAACCTTTAATAGGCTCCCCCGTTATTAGATGATCAGCTACGAGTGATAGCAGGGTAGTCAACCTCTTGTCCACCGTAACTCACACGAAGACCTTGAGTCTCGGAGTAAACAGTAGAGAAAGCGGATTGGTTACCAGTACCAAACGAACGCTGACTACGAGAGGGGGACTTACGAACGGCAGTGCGATTCTGAACGTTCAGAGTACCGGCAGCACTGTAAGAAGCAGTACCAAGAGTACCAGTTGCAGTGCTAGGAAGACCAGCAGCACGAACGCCAGAAACGCCACCAAGTCCAGTATTGGTTGCAGGGTTAGCCATGTTCAGAACTTCCGATATTCAACGTAAGAGCCAGCCTTGAGAGTAACGGTGCTGCTTGCAGCGTTGTAGTTGAAAACAAGGATACCGTTAGTCGTGCTGGAACCTTGGACGATCACACGGGACTGAGCATAAGCTTCAGTACCAGCGGTACCAAGGGTAATAGAGGTGTTGGTGGGGGTAGTCAGCAGACCACCAGTACCACCAGTACCGGGAGAGGTAACACTCGAAGAGTTATCCCAACGCTCTTGAGCTTGACGGAAGGTGTAGTTGTTAGTACCGGTGCTCAGCTCAGTGCGAACACGAGTCGCAGCAAGCCAATCAGCGGCGTTAACAAGAGCAATCCGATAGTTCAGAACACCAGCAGCAGCACCATGGGTAAAGAGCAGATGGTAGTTCAGAAGCAGACGCTCACCTTTACCAACGGGAATAGCAAGTTCAGCAACGTTGGTATTGGCACCAGCCGTGGTGGTAACGTCACCAGTAGCAGTATTGAGGGCAGTAGCAGCGTTACAAATCAGGTCTGCCGAAACGATATTGGCCAGGTTAGCCATATCGGGAGCATACTGAACTACACCCGTCGTGGAGTTAAGAGTTACAGACATTTAGTGAATCCTATAAATGAATTATCAGGTACCACCGGAGGCACCAGTAGTGCCGGAGATGGAGCTAGCAGCCGTTGCCTTCAGGGCTTCACCACCGGAAACCGTACGCCCATACTCCAAGGGAGTAGGGGGGTTCAAGGTAACGGACTTCACGGTTTTAGAAGAACCAAAGACTTTACCGTAAGGAGTGTTGGGAGCAGCAGCAGTACCGCCCACAGCAACAACACGGGACAATCCAGGTGCAATAGACATGACCTATTCCTCCTTGATCAGCTACGAGCAGACTGCAGTTCGATGGCAGCAGCAGGATTCAGGGTGCCACAACCCATAGCCATGCGACCAACGATCACATCGCCTTGGTAAAGGGTGCGGATGTCAGAACCAGTGGTTTGGACTTGAGGACCGATAGCTTCCACAACGCCAGCAGCATCCTTGTGATAGATCAGGCCACAGTGGGTGCTGAAATCACCGGAATAGTCGTTGTTCTCACCGGACACGCCACTAACAGTACCAGCCAGGAAGGGCAGGTTGTTGGAACGCTTAATCTGAATACCAGCGATCTCATAGAGACCTTCACCAGATTGAAGATTACCGTTGGTATTACCGTAGTCACGGTTCAGGATGTTGCTATCAACCTGAGAGATCAGGGCATAGTACTGACGCGGGGACAGCACAGCAACACGACCTTGCTTAGGAAGGTTCTTCTCATCAAGGATTGAAGCGGCTTCAAAGAAGCTATCAACAATAGCTTGAGCATCGAACTCTTTCTGGACACCAAGTTGGATCACCGAACCACCGGGCTCAGGACCAGGAGCAGCAGTAATCGGGTGAGCTTCCCGTGCAGCTTTAGCGATCGTACGGAAGATCTTCTTGTCATAAGCCTCAGCGAGGGCATGACCGATCTTGGAAGCGATCTCGGAACGCAGAGAGTAGTGAGCGAGGGTTTCGTCCAGGTCATACACAAAGGCAGAGCTGACGAGAAGATCGTCACAGACGATGGTTTTTTCCGCCACCGGGGGATCACCAGACCCAAGGATGGGAGTACCAGGGGTGTGGTAACCGGCCAACATGCGGCCAGTAAAGATGAACTGCAGGGACTTACCATTCTTCAGGGTACGGGTCTGCACAGTGCCTTTGGCAATCGTGGCAGACTCATAAGCCTTGAACAGCTCGCCGCTAAACAGTTTCAGATAAGTGCCGTACTTAGAATCATAAGGACGGGCACCGGACGTATCGGCTACAGCCTTATTAATTGCGCCGAGTACGGTTTGAGTAGTATTAGCCATTTAAGTAAAGAGAGATTAAGGTAGTCTTCTCTCCAAGCTTGGAAAAGTTTTGCGCGTAATTATATCCAGTTTGTGTGGTCTCTCCCACCGTCATGACTAAAGGTTATCCGCGTACGGGCCAATAGTCAAAGAAAAGGGGGTCCGTCTCTGAGGTGCCCCCTAAACAAATTAGACAGGACGAACGATTACAGGTAATCGCTGTCCACCGGGATTATTCATCTTGCGTTGCTGCAAGCGACGAAGCATCTCCGGCGTTGCGTTCGGAATTCCTTGGTAGTTTTGACGCCCAGGAATATATGGGTTATTCAGGTCAAAACTAGGATTTGATTGAGAAATAGATAAACTATTTTTTTTCTTTTTAGTTTTAGGTGTTTTTTCTTGTTGGTCTTGTTGTTTCAATTACTCAGACGGGTAATACTAACCCTTCCAACTCCAGAGTTTGTAAGACCGATAGCATCAGCAGCTCCCTTACTTAGATCTAGATCTCGACCAGAAATGAATGGTCCGCGATCTGTCACACGAACAACAGCACATCCTCTGTAGCAGACTTTAAGTCTTGTGCCAAATGGCAGAGATTTATGCGCGGCTGTAAGTTGATACTGATTAAATCGTTCTCCATTAGCACTTGATCGTCCATGAAAACCAGGACCATACCAAGAACTAATAACAGACAGAGTAGTTAGAATAGGAATCATGATAAGATAGCGAGGGACTTTCTTATCTCCGTCAACACAATAAAGCCCTACAGCTACTCGCCAGAAGTAGGGCTATTTAATCAGCAGCCTTTCTTGCCGCCGCCTTTACCGCCTTTACCGCCTTTGCCTTTCATCAGAAAATACCAGGAATAAGTTGACCAGTCGTAACATAAGCACCAATGGCAGCGACCACGCCGAGCATTGCAAGGCGACCATTGATGAGTTCAGCGCGTTCTTTGTTCGTCATATTAATGGGTGGATAAATTAATCAGGACATAGCTTCTTGGCAGATGATGTCTGCCCCAATGTCAGCAGCAGATGCTGACGTAGTAGTTGCCGCGATAGTAAGAACGTCGGGCACGTTCCCCCTTACATTGTTGTAAAGGGCAAACAGGTTTGAAAGATCCAAATCCAGAAGGCCACTACCACCAGCAGGAGTGGTAAATCTCATCACAACTTCACCACCACTTAAAGAGGTAGCAGAAACGTCACGTTCAGCAAAGCTACCAGGAGATCCTAAGGTACTAACAGCAGCAAACGAACTACCTGTCAGTACAATCGGACTAGAAGTAGAAGAAGCAATGACTTCAATCTGTGCAAGAGCTGAGGAGGATAGGAGAAGACGTAACGGCAGGATCTGACCACGGTTAATAAGTCCAATCGTGTAGCTCTGTCCAGCAGTCGGTGCAGTAGTGATGGGCAGTCCAGTTACAACATCAGCAAAGATAAGTTGGTTAGTGGAATTTGAAACAATTCTTGCAACCTGATTGGTATCGGGAAAATAAACACAACGTCCTCGCCATATGTTAGTAGCCCAGGGAGTACCGCTTACATTGATACTTGAAGTGGTACCGGAAACGATAGCAGCACTAGCCTGTGTGTACTCACTAGTCCCCATTACCCGATTACGAATGGACAGGATTGGTGAGCGAGTCGTACTCAGTGGAACAGTCTTACGAGGAGTACCGAGGGCCATACCATAGGAGTAAGTGAATCCCCGTTGTTCATCTTGACCTCCTTCAACCATTACGGAGACACCATAATGGAACATATCGTTGATGGCAGCAGTAGTGCCATAGTTACGCTGCTCGTACCTAACAGGCAGGTTACCTGTACGTGCCCACGGTGCCGTGTTATTAGGACGGTTACCAGCACCAAAGTTATGGAGAACAATATTACGTCCTTGGATAGTCACACCAAAGCGGACAGACCCTGCTCCGTACCAAGCATACTCAATCCAGATCATTTGGATTAAGTTCCAGTTGATAGTACTGATCTTCCTAGTGTCTCCATTAAACTGGGACAAGGGAACCTTAGTATCAGTTGGGACTCCAGAGGCATCAGAGCGAATTACCACCTGCATACCAAACGGATTGGTAGCACTTACAGCAGCTCCATCTTGTTCAAAGAACGCTCCATTACCGTCATCAAAGAAACCAACACGATTATATTGGTTAGCAAGTGCAGTTCCAAACTGAACAGCACTAGACAAGAACATAGATTTACCAGGCTGATAGCGGTGATAAGGCCGTGATTGTCGGATTGCTACATCACCACTCGTTGTAGTCAGCCTAAGTCGCACACCACCCTGACCAGGAAGGTGGGTGATAGTTGCAGAACCTGACGTAAAGTTCTCCCAACGAAGAGGTTGAAGACCGTATTCAAAGTCAGCTTCGTAAATATTCTGATGTCGTGTTACCTTAAGGCGACCAAAAACATCAACATTCTCATCCAAAAGTTGGATGGGGTCAGACTGCCTTACAGGGGCAAACGTCTGAGAAGTGCCAGTAAAGCTATTGGGTCTTCCTGGCTGGTATGAGTTTGTCATTACTGATTATGTTGTTTAAAATTAGCTAAATAAAACTAACCAATCAGAAGCTCAACTCAGATCGTTCAAGTTTGTCGAACACATCTTGCCGGTAGGCAGGGTCATTTTCATAGCGAGGATCACTCATCGCTCTGACAACTTCTGCTTGGCTACGGAATACATCGGCCTGTGATTTAGCTGGTTTACCTTGTATAGTTGTACCTTCAAAACCCATAGCATCAGTGTATCGATAATAGAGCGCCTGTAGAGCTAGATTAATTGTATTAATATTACCCGAATCAACTACAGAGTCAAAAGCTTCAATCTCTTGTGGGGAAAAGTTTTCTGCAGCCCAACCAACAAGCTGCTCGTAAGCTGCTTCTCCACCCACTGCATTCTTAATTTGATTGATTTGTGAATCACTCAATTGCTGACTTGGAGCACTTCTCTGTTGAGTTGATTGAAAACGCATGTACGCTTCGACAAGCTCCTGAGAGGACATCTTGCCAAAGGCTTCTAGAGTCTCGTCAGAGAGCTTACCATTTTTTGCATATTCATCTGAGGCTTCAGTCAGAAGAGCAACAGTGTTATCTTCCTCTTCTTGTGGCTGCTCTTCTTCAGGCTCTTCCTCTGATTCAGAGCTACTTTCACTTTCTACTTCTCTAGAGCCTAACTTACGTTGAAGTTCAATATAAGCTTTTTCTAACTCTGCAGCGTCTTTAAACTTCCCGGCAAGAAGGTCTTGCTGCTCTTGTTCAAGACGCTCTCCAATTTCATAACTTTCAGCATCACGAGCCTCATCAGCTTCAAGCATTTGAGGATCGTTGCTGGGATCATACGTCAGGGTTGCCATAAATTGTAGTTGTCGTCAAACCGCCCAGTCCTACTTTTGTAACTCGACCATCAGAGCCTAAGGTGGGGCGGCCAATACGTGGCTTAGGCGCATATTTGTTGGTGTCGAATGATGTTGGTTTTGCAATTTCAGATTCTTCTAACCCTTCTGGAAGGGATACCTCCGTGGCCTTAGGCTTCTGGAGCTTGACCTTCTGAGGGCGCGTTGGTTTGAGTTCCGAGGACATTTGCTATCTGTTCTATTGCTTGTGGATTTTTAGTTGGGTCAGCCATTGGAGCACGGGCAAATTGACCAGCCTGTTTTGTAAGTTCAATTTGCTGTTGCTGAGCCATCATTTGCTGAGCTTCAGCCTGCTGATCTTGAACAGACTTGACAAGATTCAGAACATCGATACCTTGTGCAGCAGCAAGACGTTTGATCGCCTCATCAGGATTGATGAACTTCATCAGTGCTTCAGGTCCGAGGGTCTGAGCGATTGTTGTGATGAATGCAGTTAAAGATTCTCTATCTTGACCCCGACCAAGTGCATTGATGCCAGCCACAATAGTAGGCCGCACCAAATCTTTAGGAATAGATGGAATCTGTTTGTTTCGTTGCAACACTAACAGCTTTCGATTCAGATAGGGAATCAAGAACTCAACTGTGAGTAGTGAAAACAATCCACCAAGTTGCTGCTCTAGTTCAAGCTGTGTAAGCCTTACTTCTTCAGCAGTAGTCCGTTCACTTTGACGGACTGTAAGAACAAGGAAGGCATCGGAAACTCGTCTCTCTAAATTTGCCACCATTTCAGCAGCAGTTCTAAAGTCTGCCGTTTTACCAACCTGAACAACTTGCACATCATCAGGTCTACCTTGGATGATCGCACCGTTTCCTGCGTTGGCCAGGGTGGCTGGTTTGGTGGTACTAGAGGGAGAGACAAGGAAGACGACTTTGGCAGCCGCTGCAGAGCCTTCTACGAGGGCCTGAGAGAGTGCCTCAAGGGCACGAAGATCCCCAATGAACTCCTCTACTCGTCCTCGTCCATAGTCTTCACCATCTACTGTGTTCCATCTAAGTACGAGCCATGGAGAAGCATCTTTAGGAGCTTTACTTACAGTACCAGGAATTATTTTATCGAACGCCTCTTGGTGCCAAAGCCATCTGTTACCATCACACCTTACATGGGTATACACTTCAACGTCATCATTGATAGAGTTCTTTCCTGTATCGCCTGCATGGTTAACCTTCTCATCAGCATTCAAGAATTCATCTGGTAACAGCTTACGGCAGATCAGTTCTTTTGTGACAATCTCAATAACTGAACCATTGCCATCACGCTCTACAACGTAACGGTTAAGCGGGTAATGCTTGAGGCCATGATCTCCCATATGAATGAGAGCGTTACCTCCAACAACAAGGTGTTTGATTGCTTGATGGACAACTACTCGATCGCTTGAAGCAGCAATCGAATCCATCACCATCCTTTCTAGCTTGGAGAATGATAGATCTAACTCGCTGCGAATCTCTGCAGGCAAATCAGTTCCAAGCTTTTCGTCTCTAATCTGTAATTTAAAAAATGTAGTCTGAGGTGGCAGCAATGCCAACATCAGTTTAGCTGCCAGGGTTACAACAGCCTTAGCTCCAATACTCTGCCATGGTGATGGGAGAATCTTACTTGAGGACTGTAGAACGTCTTGATCAATAAGGTACGGAAGGGTGAGCCTTGAGCACTCGACTGCCGTATCTAAGAACTGATTCCTGGTTGAGCTAAGATAGTTGTACCTGTCCTTAGCTGTCATCCGATGTTAATACCTGAACTAGGGTTGCGATTCCCTAAATTCAGGGGAATCTTAAGTTGATTTGTTCCTTGGCCAACAGTACCAGCAGTATCTGCCTTTGATTTTTTAGTCTTAATTCCTATTGACTGATCTGGATTTCCCAATGCTTGAGGAGGTGCAAGTGGTGGCCTTGGTGGTGGTGGAGCTTTAGGGCTCGGTGGCATCGGTAGTGGTGGTGGAGGAGCTGGTGGTGGTGATGATGATCCGCCTAAACACATTAGTCTTCATCCATGTGATGTTTAATGTACTCAACTACACTCCTCTGTCCCGCTCGGTACATAATCTGTGCGTGAGTATTTTCAGGGTGAGGATTTAGTGGTGGGAAATCATCCTCTAACCGCTCTAGAAGAGCAGCCATCTGCATACCCTTAACCTCCAACAGGCTTACTTCTGTATTAGGCATATTGTGGGAGGTTGGGATTTGCGTGTTCAAAGAAGGCAGGCATCCGTGCTCTCTTGGTATCAGAAAGTTCAGGAGCCCTCCCTTCATACATCAAGCGATCACTGGCATCCAGCCAAAATTTTTTGTTTAAGTATTTTGATTCTGATTTAGAACTCAGTGGTTCCATCACCCACTGGATAGTTGCCTTACGGAGTTTATCAAGAGAAGGAGAGATGCTAAGCCCCAACTCACTACAAACAAGGCTATTGGCAGCAACGTGAACCTGTTCATCTCGACTAATATCTGCGCTTACTGTTCGGATACCAGCGTCACCATTAAACCTAAAGAAAGGCAGTAGTACGAAGAAAATTGCACGCTCGGCCACCAACGCTTTGAGGATCGTGTGATCAGGATGCGCTTCCCAAGCAGCTCTAAGTCTAAAGGACTCCGCTTCAGCTTTAGGATCAGTGCCAATCGCGTTGGCAATGTAACCGAGAGCCAAGTCGTGGTTCTCTTCGTCCCTGACATTAGACAAGAGCAGATCTGTTGATAATACTGGAACTTCATTTTTAAGTGCTTCTTTGATAAACTCGCCAACAGGGAGTTCCATATGTCGAATAGCAAGAGCACGAAAGATAGTCTCTTCCGCACCCTCAACAAGCTTTCCGGCTGTGGTCTGAACAGGCGACCATTTTCTCTTTCTATTTAGTAATTTCTGATAAGGGTTCATTCGCCGCAATTACACTGTGGAGCAAGATCGTTTAGAATAGACTCCAGGTAATCGTTGACTTCTTCTTCATCCAATGCGGCATATGCACTGGATTTATCTTGAACGTCACCCATAACCTGGAGCGAATAATAAAGGGAGGTTTGAGGAGATTTCAACCACTCTTCAATAAACGCTTCGTCGTAGGTGATCACATCTGACCAACTATTGAAGCTATAACCGTGAAGAAGTCCCGTACGGTCAAGCATCTTCACGATGCCGTTAGCAACTTTAAAATAATCATCCCAACCAACTTCACTAGCAATTTCTACGGGGCCATAGTCAAAGGACTGGACACCGAAGGTGCCACTATCTCGGTCTACATAGCGTGCAATGGGTGGAGCGATCTCAGGGCATGTCGTGTACCCATCAATGTCTTTGTAGCGGTAGCTGCAGCTTGCTGTAGGTGCGATGGCAAAGGCTCTATCCATCTTATTGACCTTGGCAATTTGTGCAGCTTGTTCGATACCAGCCTGTATTTCTAGAGCAAGTTCAGCAGCCGGAGTTCTGTGAATTGGAGTACGGCTATTAACGACTTCAAGAGCATGACCGAATTCTTTGTAGGTTACTTTGTACCTACGAAGAAGGTTGGCTAGTCCTAACATACCTAGTCCCACTTGTCGGTCAACAGTTGGGGACAAGTACTCACCACTTGCATCGACATTAGTTTTTGAATGAAGAGCGCACAACTCAGCCATTCCAGTAACAAAAGCTCGTTGAATATCATCGAATTCACAGGCACCAAGATTTACATGTTGAAGCAAGCATGTACCACGAGAAGGCAAGTAAACCTCAAGGCAGACGTTGCCACGAATTCGCTTACCGTTATTATCTACTTTAGTTTTATTAAGCCAAATATCACCTTTGCGGATGCCATCAAGAAGAGAGTCCTTCACTACTTGGGATGATTGCTGCCACCAGAATGGATTGATATTTACGCAACGTTTGACCCAAGGAAGATCGCTACGACTTACAGTAATAAAATCAATAATATCTGGATGATTGAGGTCCAAATGGCAAACTACAGCTCCATTTTTATAGATGCCTCCACGTCGGAGGATTTCATTAAGTGTGCTGTAGATCTTGGCAAAACTAACGGGGCCTGATGCAACCAACCCACTATCGTTTTCCTTTCCTTTAGGTCGGAGTTTAGATAGATGGACTGCAACACCCGCTCCAAAGCGAAGAGCATGACTGACAAACCGCCAGCTTGCTTCAATTCCATTAGGCCCCTCCATAGAGTCTTCAACGACGAAGACTGTGCAGGAGACTGGGAGTCGAGAGGTTTGATCATCAATCCACGATTGTACCCGTCCAGTACGGGCAATAAGATTTTTATGTTCAGATGTCATACAAGATCAATAAGTGATGGGGTGAAATAGTTACTACTTTTTAGAATCTTGCCATCTTCACGTTTTACTGGGTACCCGTAATCATCGAGTTTTGACATATTACTTTCGTGAACCCTAAGAAAAGCTTCCCCTAAGTTCCATCCAAAAGCTGCTGCCATCTGATGGCATACATAGACAAGATCAGATAACTCCTTAAGTAGGTTCTCTTTGGCTCTCCTATTGGTGATGTTGTAGGAGAGTTGCTGTACGGCATCTGAAACTTCAGCGGCCTCTTCAGCGATCAAAGTCTGCTGAAGATTCAACGAGGTAGTCGTCAATCCGTCTGATAGGTTGAACGCGGTTCGGAAATTTTTTGCTCTCCATGCGTACATGTCGTCCGGATGGCAGGTTATCGATTTCATTCTGTAGATAGTGGATAGCTTTTTTAAGATCTTTTTCGATAGACTCTTTGTAACCAGCTCTGCAAATGTACTTAATTGCGTTACCTAGGTGATAGCTTAACCCTTGGTCTCTAATGAAGTCCCAAGGCTCAATACTTCCTCGTTTGTAGTAGTTTGGACCGTGGGTGGTTGAATTGGCCATTGTTTAATCAAATTGCTTACGTTATTTCCAAGGACAAAACACTGTTGCTGGAGTGCCAGGAAGATAGTGATAATGTCCTCCTTTTTAGTATTTGGGTTTCTTAGTGCGTCTTCAATTTGACGTAGTTTGAACTGCTGCTCCACTTTGAGTTCCACTACCGGCATCGGTGGGAACCCAAAACTTTGGGGTTTGATTGGTGAAATCATAATCATTTACTGTAAGGATTTTGGCTAATCTTGCATTCATTAGAGCTACATCTTCGTCCAGATCCTTTTCAGCAAATGCTGAAACTACTGTTTTCCATGAAACCCCATTTTTATCAAGTAAGGCTTCAGCTCTTTTGATTCCAATTCCGGGAATACCGCTGTAACCATCGGTTTGATCTCCAGACATGGTTTGTATTAGAAACCATTTGTAGCCATCTTCAGGAGATATGATTGTGATAGGGTCAACTAGGTTGTATAGCTGTCCTGGTATTTGCCTCATATCTTTATCAGGAGATACGATAATGTGCCCACCAGTTTTTGTAGCTTCAATGCCGATGGCGTCATCGGCTTCTAGGCCACTCATAATTACAACTGGGAATTCTTTTTTGAGCGCCTCGATGACCCTCTTGTATCCACAAGGCTTTTTGCGGTTTCTATGTCCTTTATACGTTGGACAAAGTAGTTTACGGAAGTTAACGCTATCAGAAAAATACAGAATAGAATCGTCAAGATATCCCAAGTCGTTTGCAATCCTAGTTAAATCTTCAAATACTGCTGAATAAGCATCGGAGAACCTGCTGGTAACCAATATAACATCTTCACCAAAGTCAACTTCAGTCTCGCAGGCAGCACAGCACTTATAGACAATGTAATCGGCATCAATTAACAAGCTCACTTACCCTGCCCCCGACGTGGTTTACGTCCATGGTTTGGTAGGGATCTTGTCCCGTTTCCTTGTCTGGTATGTTTAAATTTTGCCCTCGATTCAAAGTTCTTCAGGGCTAATTGTGTTTTAGATGTACGTTTTGTGGGTGGCATTAGTGTACGTCTGCCCAGGTAGATCCGATCTTCCCTTCGGCAGCAATGGGGACTCGGAGGTTGTAGTACTTACCAGCTTCTTCTGCACAACCCTCAAGCTGTTCCTTGAATTGATTAGCTAGCTCTGGCTCGGTTTCAAATTGCAGTTCGTCGTGGATGAATGCAAGTTGGTGGGTATTGTTGTAGAACGACTTCGATACATAGTCAGCGACGACCATCCATCGCTTAGCGATTACCCCTGCCGAGGATTGAAGCAAATAGTTAAGAGCCTTATGTGGGCTCTCTACAGTGATCTTCCGACCATCTATTGCTTTGACATAACCTCGATTAGCTGCCTTACGAACGTCGGTAAGTAGGCGATCCAAACCGTCAATGGCAGCAACGTAAGCGGTCCTAATCTCCGCACCTTTCTTCTTAGCTGCTTCAGGTGATAGTTGTGGATCGTATGAGATTCCAATCTTCTGATCTCCCGCACCATACAGGAAGGCGTAAGTAACAGTCTTGACAAGCTTTCTAGAGATGCCGATCTTGTCAGCATTTTCTTGGTGAATGTCTCCGTTGATCAGTACATCCCCGTATCGGCCACCATCGTATTTAGCGAGATAGTGGGCCAGCATCCTAAGTTCGATGCCAGAAAGGTCAGCACCGACCATGACGTATCCAGGGGTTGCCTTGAATAATTTCCTAAACGACAAGTCGCTAGGTACTTGGGCAAGATTTGGCCTACGGTGTGCACAGCGGTGAGTGTTAGTCGATACAGAGCAGTGGTGGTATATGCGATCATTCTTGACCATCTTCAGCCAAGCATTGTTGCCTTCAGACAACATGCCGAGATGTTTAGTTAACTCAAGGCATCTGTAGAACTGAAGTGCTTCCTCAGTTCCTATATCCTTAAGTACTGTTTCATCGATGGATGTCTTACCAGCCTTTGTCTGTTTACTTGGAACCCAACCATGGATGTTCTCCATGACCCATGCAATGTGGTCACGGCTAGTAGGGCTGAACTCTTTCAACTTGGTGAGGGGTGCTCCAGAGACGTACCCTGTAGAGCTATTAATTCTCTTCGGAGTAAACTCTCGTCCAGCGACGTAAGGATACCGCTTGCAAAGTAGACTTTTAAGATCATCAAGCTCGGAATAGAGAGCCTGTGCAAGTTCCCGTGCAGCATGTTCATCAAAGAACCATCCATGTAGTTCCTGCTTGGTGAGGATCGTTGCGACATCTAGCTCTAATTTGATGAAGTCAGGTATTTGTGGAAATGTTGCCAAAGTTTTTGAGTTACAGTGATGTCCTGAAGCATGTATTCCTGCATTTCTGCTGACCACTTTTTCCAGTCGGCAGTCTTTGAAAAGTCTCCCTTGTATTCAAGAAGTCTGTGTCCCCATGCTTCTAGGGAGTGCCTTCCGTATAGCTGCAGTGGCATATTTTTCCACTTACGCTTGTTGTCTACAGAGAGAATATCAGCGTGATAAATACGACTGAGAACAAGAGTATCCAAAGCAACCCCACGGGGATTGAAGAAAGGATAAATTTGCTTAATAGCAGGAATATCAAAACCAATGATGTTATGCCCGATAATGTTATCAGCATCTTCAAGTATAGTAACAGCCCTTGAAATAGGTTCCTCGTTACCCTCGTCATTGAAAACATAGGTTTCATTACAATCAAGATCGTAGATACCAATGCAGTGGATGCTGGTAAAATCATCAAGTAATCCGTCTGTTTCGATGTCAAAAATTAGGTTCATTATTCCCCAGCTCGGCGGCGATGGCGAGGAGGCAAAGGCGTATTGAGTGCCTGGCAAAGCCCGCATGGGTTTCCGGCACC